AACCAGACGCCCCGAGGCGCGGATGTTGATAGCCGACGCCGTGCCAGCAATTGTGGAGATGAAGCCATTGTTGGGCAGGACGTGACCGACCAATTCCGGAAACGTGTAAGTCTCGGCGGGCTGGAGCGTCTTGGTCTTGACGATCAAGTTGTCGTTGCCCGCGCTGCCAGCAGCCGTGACCAGGTTGACGCTGATCGTCGCAGCCGAGGCGCTGTAATTCGTCGCCGTGAACTTGTCGATGATCGTCTGCACGCCGCTCGACGTGTACTGCGTGACTTGCGTAGCTTCCGCCGTCTTGGCGGGGATGATATTGCTGATGTTCACGGCCATGTCAGGTCTCCATAGAGCTTATGTTGTCAGTCACAGTAAGAATGACCGAAGGAATCGAAGGGTGTACGGCAGATGCTACTTCGGCCAGCAACTCCACCGATGTATCGCTCACTTCCCACATCAACTCAATATAGTCGCCAGCATTCAACTGAATGATGTAATTCCAAGCCGCAAGGGTTTCAGCGTTATTGCCTTGAATGCGAATTTGCCCTGCGCTGTCTGGCACGTTTGTGCCATTTTTGCGTAACCATACCCATACAAGAGCGACGCCGCCAGCGGTCTTGTCTAGCTGCGCCGAGAACTGCACGTTGTAGATGTTGGGCCGATCCACAAAAATACGCGATGTTGGACTACCTATCGTCACGCCAAACGACAAATCGGTTGTGTTAAACGTCATGGGATACGCGACGTTTATTGCAGCCGCAGTCTGCGTTGTCGTGTCGTAGAATGAACCGTAGCGAGGGGTGCGGGCTTGTTTTGGCGGCGGGGCCAACGCCAGCGCCTGCAAATCGCTTTGCACAATTGCCAGAGCAGACACTGACGCACCCGGCGGCATAACCGCCAAGGCTTGCGTTTCGCTTTGTACGACCGCCAGCGCCGCTACCGACGCGCCTTCTGGCTGCGTCTCTGTCGTCTGCGCAAGTTCTGCCAGCATGGCGTCATAGGACGCCAGCAGCGACGACGTGTCGGGCGCAAGTTCTGTCTCAGATTGATTGTTTTGCGTAGCCGTCAGCAGCGACAGAAAAAACCGATACCACTCACGGCTAATCGCACCGCTGCGGTCGTCGATCAACGCGACGCGCGGCGGCGTAAGCTGCGTAGGATTGATCGGGGAAAGCGCCATTAGGCTCGCGTCCCGCTCAAGACCAACTCAGCGCCCATGATGTAGATACGCACCGGGTCGGTACCCGACACCTCATACACCCGGTCACGAATCTTCATCGTCGCGCCAAGACGCCGCCAGATCGTGCGATTGCCGTATTCGCCAATCGCCCCCATCGACTTCCAATGCTCGTTCGACCAGGTATGCCCACCATCGTCAGAGAAGCGCAGCATGACTTGCGGGTTGCTGCCTTGTCCAGTGTTCAGCCCCACGCCTGTTTCGCAGTCTAGCTGCATGGCGTGCTGGATGGTGCGCGTCAGGTTGTTAGCGCCGGTTGGCAACGCCCGCCACGACCGCAGCCACTTCTGCGGCTGGCCGTCGTCGGCGTACACCTCAAGGTCAAACTTGTAGAGTTTGCCGTTCTGGTAGTCGCCAACAGCGTTTGTGGCGTTGAAGAACATTTGGCTGTTGGCGCGGTGGCGGTTAAAATCGCCGTTGGCAAAGGCCGCGCGTTCGTGCCATGCGCCCGTTGCCACGTCGAACACCCATGTCGTGTCGGCGGAAGGAAAGTTCAGCACATAGAAGCTGTGGCCATCCTGCTGGTAGGTGTAGCCCACAGCGTCGCCGATGTTGGAATATTCTTGCAACTGCCATTCGATAGCGTGCGTGGACACGCGCTGGCCAATGTAGCCCGACGCGCGGAAAACCATGCCCTGCCCGCGAGCATCCTTGCCCAGCCAGTAAATCTGGTTGTCCATCTTGGCGATGCTGTGCGGCGAAGCGCAGCCAAGTTCGTTGAACGCACCCTGAATGCGTGCCAGCGGAAAGTCGAGCAGCCCTGCGTCATACCAGACTTCAGTCGAGTTGGTGCCAAACACCCAGACTTCGCGGTGGTCAACAAAGATCGCCACTACGTTGTCGGGGTTGCCTTCGGCGCTGGCAAACTCCAGCGGGTCAATGCTGGTGCCGTCCAGCAACTGCGTCACCCAAATCTTTTGGCTGTTGGGTTCGTTGAACACAAAGTAGCCGTCGATGTACCCGACCGTTACCGCGCCGGGGAAGTCTATATCTGTGATTTGCTGAAACACGTCGGTGCTGGAGTTATAAATATAACCTTGCGGATCGGCGGCGATGAATAGCTGCGTGCCGTTGTCGGCCATGCTGACCGGCCCTGAGCCTGCTACCGTGCCTTTGGCAACTGCGTTCCAACTGCTGTCAATCTTATACAGCGTATTGCCCGACACAGCGTAGCCGTAGTCGCCAAACTGCCACAGTCCACGGACAGGGCCAACGCCGAGAGTAGCCAACAAAGTCAGCCCCGGCGCGCGCTGAAGGAACGCAGGCTCTTTGCCGCCTTCCGGAACGACTTCCGGAAAGAGGTTGACCATGCGGTTGTCGGCGGCGTTGACGCTTCGAGCGACATACGCCGACCCTAAGATCGGCGTTTTCATCAGTAGTTACCCGCATAGACGTTAAACCGCTGCCGCGACGCCACAAGGCTGTACGGCATGGACATGATGTCGTCGGGGTTGTTGATGCGCTTGAGGTTGCGCTTGCTGGTCATAGCAATACGCATGACCTGTGAGGATGGTTCCATACCAAACTCAGGCGACATTTCCGTGGCAAGATTATACCGAAAAGCGCGCAGATACCCGGGCGGGAAGTGCAATTGGGTAGCCAGCGTTGCAGGCTGCGTGAGTTCTTCGACAGAGATGAAGTGCCATTCCAGATCGCGCGTCGGGCGCGGGTAAATGTACATCTCAATGTCGGGGAACGTCATGTTGACAAAGATGACTTGCGGGAAGGTCGAGGTGACCGTCTTGACCGCAATGCCGTTGTACTGCTGCTGGTTGATAAACTTGATGCCGTAGCTGACGCCCGTGCCTGGGTCGCGGAAGTAGGTGCTATCGTCGAGCAGCACAGGGCGGTTACCGACAAAATTACCTGACGGCCCCAGCGTGCGCGACAGTATTCCCGATGGCCATGTGAACACCTGATCCTGCGTGGCAAACACCGCCAAACGCTCAGTGTTCCAGCTATCAATCATCTGGTTCATCGCGTTCAGCGCGTCTTGCGACGTTTCCGCGGACGGCACTTCGCCTTCTGCCAGAACACCCAGAAGTCGCAGCGACCCGTTGATGATGTCTCCGGCAGTCGTCATTGGTTAGCCTTCCTGCTTCGCGCGCGGGCGTCCGCGCCGCTTAGGTGCCGCCATCTCGTTGACAGACTCGTCGTCGTCATCGTCCGCCAACACGGTTGACGTATCGACATCATACCGCTGCCAGCCGCTCATTGCATCATAATTCGCTTCTTCATCTGAGATAGCGACTTTTGCGCCGTGCGACGGGTGAACCAGATAGATGACAGACATTAAGCACCTTTTTCATCTTCGGACGCTTCAAGCCGATTAATCAGCATACTATACGCCGCGATTGTGGCTTGAGCCTGAAGTATAAAGGTTTTAGCTTTATCTACTTCAGACTCAAGGTCACTGATTTCCGAAAGAAGAAATTCTTTCGTTATTTGCATTAGGCGTCCGACACCATGATATAGTACGGAGTGCCGTCGTCGGCCACAATCTTAATCTTGTGCGACAGTGCAGCACTGCCTTTCACTGCCACCATTGCGGCAGGCACGTTCATCAGATTGGCAATCGTACCTGCGCCAGAGTTGGTAAAACGCAAGAACGATGCGCCAGCCCAACCAGCCACATTTGGAATGTCGCTATCGACCTGAATGGCAGCTAAAGTACCGCCAGGCGTTGTAGAAGTTCCGCCGATGGTTGCACGAAGCGCGTTAGCAGCACCGGAGATAGAACCGCCGGTATTGACCGAAGTAGAGATGTGCGCGCCGTTGATCGTACCGCCCGTTGCGGCGTTAGCGCCGGTCACGACCGAAAAGGCACGAATAGTTTCGCCCGCACCCGTCGAGGTAAAGGTCAAACGCGAGTAAGCTAGACGAGTGTCACCCGAAGTAGCCGACGTAGTTGCGTAGCTGCCGTTCAAAACGCCTGCTGACGCAATTTCAATAGGAGCGCCTGCTGAACCGACCTGAACACTGTCCAGCATTGGATCGGCGTATGCAACACCGATAGGTTTGTTATTCGCCATGAGATAACTCCTTAATTAATTCCATAAGAAGATAAGGTTGCCCCGACCGAAGCCGGGGCAAACCGATTAGCCAGCGATGCGGTACAGATTGTACGTTGCGTCGCCGGTCTTGACCGCGCGGAACAGGACGCTCTTAGATGCGACACCCGTACCGACGCCAACCAGCGTCCAGCCCGTACCAACCGTAATGGTCGGGACGCCCGTGCTGGTTGCGATCAGCGAGATGTCAAACGACGAGCCAACGCGGGCGCTGCTGAAATCAGCGTCCGTAAGCGCAGCCGTTGGCAGCACAAGGTTGGCAGTGCTTGACGACGTGTAAACGACAAGGCCACCGGCCAGATCAAGCGTCGTCAGGGTCACACCCGCAGTGTACGCGGTCGGGATAGCCGAAGGCGCAAACAGAATTTCATTAGCGTTGCCATCGCCGACCTGATAACCGCCAGCGCCATTGGGAATTGCCATAGTATATTCCTTTCAAAAAAAAGTGGCCCCCAGCGAACCGGGGGCCGATTAGGTTAGCCCCAGACGCGGCAAGCCATCTGCGGACGGATCGTGCTGAAGCCGTACAGAACGTCAATACGGCAAGGCATACGGTCATTGTTGATGTCGTACTGACGAACAATGCGCAGGCTGATGCCGTTGTGAACCTGACGCGAGGCCATATCGACGCCCTGCGGAAGCAGGAGATCGGCGGTGGCAAAGGTGATCGCGTCCTTGTGGTACACAAGGTTCTGGGCGTACTGCGACGAAGCCGCGCCGACAAACACAACTGCCTTAGCGTTAGCAGGCAGAGTGTTGACAGTGGCGAGTGCATGCGCAGCCGAGTAGATCGCGGCCACGGTCACGGTAGCAGTCGTGGTCGATGTCGAAGACGACAGCGCAACGAACTGGAACAGCGAGCCGGTGCTTTCACGGGTCTGCGGGTTGACGGCAAAGCAGTCAGCAATCGTGAACACATCGCCGGGGAGGATGGTTTCACCCGAACCAACAGTCAGCGTCAGCGTGGTAGCGCCTTCCGACGTTACGGCAGCGCCGGTAACCGTGCCTGTAGCGGCGCGGGTGCCGGTGGTGAACTGCTTGATCGACTGCGACATATTGATTTCGTCGAAGCCAAGCACGCCCGTACCCATCATGCCGTTCTTGAACTGCTTGCTGATGGTGTCGGTCGGATTAAACAGACCCTTCATGCCTTCAACCAAGCCAGCGTTTGCTGCCGGGTTGACCGTCGCGTAGCGCGGCGACATGACAGCAGCGTTCTCGTTCAGCTTCTGCTGGGCCTGGAGCAACACCAGCGACGTGGCTGGGGTCGTGCCGGGGGTACCAACCGAGTTACCGATGGTCTTGAACGCATTAGCAACGTCAGCGTCGATGCTCGAAGCAAGCTGCGAGATACGCGGCTTGAGAACACGTTCAGCGAAATCGTCAAGCTGCATCGTCAGTTCAGCGGTCGTAAAGTTCACGCCGATGTGCTTCTGGTTGGCGACTGCCAGCGTGGTGAACTGCTCGTTGTCGTCCTGCACCTGGAGGGCAGCGCCGTCCGTGACAAGAGCGCGATCCGGCAGACGGATACGCAGGGTGGAGCCAATCTTCGCGCCTTCAACGGCAAACGAATCGTCGTACTGGCGGTTGACGTTGCGGGTAAGCACGAGGTTGTTCTCCAGGATTTCCAGAGCCTTCCGCGTGATCATGTCGATAGTAAGGATCGAGTTAGACATAGATTTATTCCTAAGTTAGCGGTTGCGTTGTGCCTCGTACTTCTTGATCTGCCGCAGCCTTTCCGCTTCGATCCATTGCGACGTACTCATTGATTTTGTCGAACGAGGGTCGGTGGTATCGTATGTGGGCGCGTTACCCGCGCGGGCAGTGACAGGTGCAATCGGTGCCGGGGCGGTTGAAGTCTTTCTAACCGGCGGGCTTGAGGCCATACCGGCTTCAAGTTTTCCGATCTCTTTTGCCTGCAAGATGGGAGACAGTCGGGCAATGCGATCCGCTTCCTTGGGGTTCGAGCCGAGATAGTAGAGTACGTCTGGGCCGTTGTCCGAGGCTTGGATGCTTTGCGCCATCGCTTCCGTGATGGACAGCTTGGGGTTGTAGGCGACCTGTTCAAAGTCGTCGTACCGATCCCGCGCCGCTTCCTCACGGTCGTGGTAATGTTCGAGCAAATCCTGATGCTGCCTGGCGGTCTCCCGTCTGGCAAGCAACTCCTCCGCCTTATACTCCGCCAAAGCGTCAGCATAATCCTCGTAGGTGTTGAACTGGTCTGGGCTAAGATCAGACTGCGGTGTTGCCACCGGTCGCTGCGCTTGAACCGTTTCCAGCCTTTGGGCTTGCTCGCGTTCCCACTTGCGCTGTTCTCTTGCAAGTCGCTTACCGACAATCGCATCAAGTTCCTCTTGCGAGAAAGTCTTGGATGCTTCCTGCTCGGCAGGCGTTTCCGGCGTCGTGTTTTCTACAGGCTGGAGTGCTGCCGTGGCTTCCAGTTCTGGCGCGGAGGCATCCGCTACGTCAGGAACATTTTCGTCCATGTTTAACTCCTAAGAGTTCCTGGTGAGCCTCACCAGTACGGTCATCAGCCAGCGTACAACATCTGTTGCACGCTGGCAATTCGGTTATGCGCACAACTCTCGGCATTCAACCCATCCGGTATCGACCAACCGCCAACCTCGAACGGTGTAAAACGCCCCAACAATCGGCGCGGCGGCGGCGGTGCGAACTGGCAAAATTAACTTGACAAACTCGTTTTTGGTTGCCGCAAAGACCGGCGTATTGACGCCGCCGTCTGTGCCGCTGATAAACACAAGTGCAGTATCGTCGCAGTCAATAAACCGCAAGCTATCGGCAATGCCGCCCTGCTGTCCCGCCGTGCCAAGCGCAAACCCACCACTGGCAAATGTCTGCCCTCGTATTGTCACGCCGTCGCCAATTGCAAACGTGCTATTGTCTATATTAATCGCCCTGCTTGTGAACGGCCCTACAATATCAACGCCGGTAATGATGCCTTTGCCAGAAACACCCGCCGCATCTATGCCGGTAATAACGGCCTTAATTTTCGACGTGCCACCAATGAGCGGGCGCGGTAGGTTGTAAAGCGTTTCGTTCGTAAAAATGCGGATGCCATAAGATGCCGAAACCGCCGACAGAATATTGACACCGGTAACAACTAGATCAACAAAACCGCCGCTATCAAACAGCGAAACAAAAATGCCGTTTTTGCACTCCGACGCCATAAAACCGCGCACATCGACATTTGGCGCGATGGCGTTGGCACCGACGAGCCGCAGCCCCGCGCCAAAACCGATTGAGCCGCTTACAGTGCCGCAACTTTGCGCGCTGTTATTTTGAAACAATGCGCGCTTAGTTGTTTGCGAGGCGCTGGGAATAAAGTAAAAGCCGTCCGCGTTTGCCAGCGTGACAGTATTGTTGCTGCAAGTGAAATCGGTTGCGCCAAGGATACATATACCGCCCTTGGGAAGTGAGGCGTTCAAAACATCGGTAACCACCGAAATCGTATTGCCCAGAATTGACATACGCTCGTTTTGGCCGCGAACGTAAATGCCAATTGAGCGTGCGTTGATGATAATGTTGTCAACAATCTGGTTGTCGGTTGCTTCGCCGTCGTCGCTGTATGCGTATATCGCATAAGCGCCGCTGTCATCACTTGCGCCCGTAAGACCCGCACTGATGACGATGTTATTACGCACAATAGTTTTGCGTACCTGATGGAAAAGCAACACGCCGCTTTTAATATATTGCGCTTCCATATAGTTGTCAGCAATTAATCCGCTTTCGACGTTGCCGCCTGTTCCTTCAACACCGTAGGCCGCGACAAAAACTGCCACTTGCGCAATATTTGCGGGGGCGATGCTATTGCCGGACTTGGAAATAAACTGGCAATTTGTAACTTCATAACCTGAAATTTTGTTAGCGGGGGCGCTTGATATAAACGACACGCACCACGGCGTCTTAAAGTTTTCAAAAGCGCAATTGCGAACGCGGCAGTTATTTACATCAGTAACTGACGCATTGGTTTGTTCAAAAAAGATCGCTGCTCCATTGGTAAAACTTGTACCTTGGTTATTACCTACCATTTGCAAATCGCTGAATGTTGCCCCGACATTAACAACATGAAACATAGCTTTGACTACCGACGTACCAGTCATTGTAATGACTGATGCGCCTTCACCATAAATTGTTGCTGCTGCTGTCAGTGTTAACGGCGTCCCGGTCAGTGTTGCGCTTGCCAAGCTGTAGTTACCTGCCGGGATAAAGCCCGCAACCGGGCGTGCTGCCGCGTTAATTGCAGCGATCCACGCCTGAAAGGCCGCTGTATCTTCCGATGCCGAACCATTGCCGCAAGGCCCAAAGTCTTTGACGCTGTAAATATCTCGCAACTTGCTTTGCGCAGTACGGGCAACAGCCCCTGCATCTGCGGCAATAAAACCAACCTTAGATGTTCCAGCAGACGAGCCAAGATTATCAAACGCGGTTTGAACATTGGTCGCGGTTGTGTAGCCTGATGGAACCAACGAAATTGCAGATGCTGCTGCGCCGACTCTGACATTATCGTATGTACCAAGCAAAATGCTGGTTGAAGTCTCAACAGTAAATTTATAGCTTAATCCGTCAGTCAGCCAAATTTCGCCCCCAGGCACGCGCCCCGCGCTGTCCAACACGATAGGGTTTGCGTGCGGCGTAGCGCCCGTCGAGCTAGTGTATGTTGCCTGCGGCGTGGTTGTACCCGCCGCGTAAGTGTAAATCTTACCGCCAGACAAAATGATGCCATTGTTGTCAAGAAACTGCGCTGCTACGCCGCCTAAAGGGGAAAGACTGACCGTCATTTATTACTCCTAAGCCCACACGCGGTATGGAATTGGCGGTTTAACACTCAACGGTGTCAACGCAGCAAGCTGCTCGTCGTCAAAAGTGCCGCGCAGATTGGTATGCCAGTCGGGGTAATACTCCTCAATAGGCTCGCCTGCTTCGTCGTAGCCAATGACCTTAGTGAACGGCCCGATGTGATCGAGCGAGACGCCAGACACCGGGAAGCCCTCGTCGTTGGTGACGCCAGCCGCCAGCAGAGCGGCAGTCATCTCAGCTTCTGTAGGCGTCTTGAGATACAAGTCGATCATGCCGTGAGCGCCTGTAACTGCGCGTTGGTGAGGCGCGAGGGGTAGAAGGTAAGGGCGCGGATGTAGCCCGTGAAAGAGTTGCCGCCATCTGCGTTTGCGCAACCGATACCTATCCGATCGGGGGAAGGTAGAGTGCCTGACGTGTCGGTGCCAACTGTGCCACCGTTTGCGGAGGCAGCAAAATCGTTTGTCCGGTAGGCGTATGCAATCTTGCGGACGCTGGCATTTCCAAGCGTCATAGATCCCTGAAGTCCCGCCTGAGTGACACCAAGAACTCTGGTTTCTGCCCTCCAGCCGGGGCCATAACCAGCGGATACAAGTAAGCTATTCCCAGACGTAGGTGCTGCTGCGCTGTCAATGTCGTACACAAACGGGAAGTCGTTACCGCCCGTCGAGCCGACGCCTGTCGTGGTCGCAACAAACTGCGCCACAATCGTACCTTCGCTCTGGTTGTACCACGACGAGAAGTTCGTACCCGTCATCGACGCCACGTCAACCGTGCGGGTGACCGTGGAGGCCACGGTGGGAATGTAGCTGGTGGCGAAAGAGCCGACTTCTGATTGAGCGCCGTAAAGGTAAAAAGACGCGGTGCCATTTCCGGTATATGACGGAGTGTTGTCCGCACTTCCTGCGTTAATGCGGATAGAAGCCCCGCTACCCCCTGTTGCCGATGAAGCAGACACAACGATGCGATACCATCCGTTTCCGGCATTAACGGCAGAAAATCCTAATACCGTGCCGTTGGTAGTGCCTTGCGCTCCGGTGCTTACGTTAAACCAGATGCGATTTGCAGTGCCGGCTTTATCAACCGCAGCTACTGCAATCCATGATCGCCCTGCTGCTTTGACATAGCAAGACACGGTGAACGTAGTGCTGTCAGCTATTGTGACGGCTTGTGCTATCAGATGAGTTGAGGTTGCCGTGTCTTCTACAAAAGCATCGGCATTAACCGTGCCGTCCGGCGAAGTAACCGCATTGGCGGTTATGGTCATGTTTGTTTTAGACCAAGTTGGGTCATCAAGTTGCTGCGAATACAGCGTTACGTTCACCCGCTGCTCCTCAATCAGCAGGCCGTTGGGCGCGAGCGTGACGGGGTTGTAGTCGAAGCGCGGGGCATTGATAGCTGCTGTCTGGATCAGGCCATCACTGCCGACAAACGTAGCTGTGGTGGATCGAGTGAACGTGATGCGGCTGTCTAGCGGTGCGCCGGTCAGAAAGTTCAGCGTAAGCCTGGGGACAAGCCGTCCAGAACCCGACGTAAGAAACGTCGAAGCCAAAAGCCCTATGGACAGGCCGTTGCGAACGGGGATGCCAAAGCTCATCGAATGTTGATCGGCTTTGCGTACATCGTGCCGCCGGCGCTGATCTGGATCGCGCTGACGCGCCACACGCCGCCGGTTCCTTCCGGGACGGTGATCGGCACGGGCGTGTACGCAGGCAACGGCGTGGCTGCGGACGTGGCCGTCACACCATTACCGACCAGAATGTACGCATCTGACGTACACCAGACCAGCACCCCCTGCGGGCCAGCGTTCCAGCCGGTCACAGACCCTGCGGTTCCTGTGTAGGCTACGCTTTGCGTGGCAAAACTAGCATCATTAAGAGGGCGAAGCAGTTCCATAGTCAGTCCTTACGCCAAGAATTTCAGCTTATAGAGCGTCGAATAATACAACCCAAAAATCTCATCAATGATGTTCTGAAGCGGGGTGCATTCCTTATCGACGACCTTATAGCGCATTTCCATAAGGTCGTCCACTTGACCCTCCAAAAAGTCAACCACGTTGTTGGTCTTTTTGGCCGACATGAGCGAGATAGGGCCAATCAGCCCGTATTTGCCCTGATAGGCCTCTGCAAACTTGTCCGCCAGGTCAATAACACCGTCGTAAAACTCGTTCAAAGCGATGTGTTTGGCGTAGCTGCGGGTGTTCAGGTGCGCAGAATGGGCTACATCCCGCGCCAGAAACAGCATACCTACAAAATCGGCGCAGCCAGCCATTACATCATTCCTTCGGGGGGTTGTTCAGGTGCCATTTCGGGCATTTGAGGCTCCATAGCCCCCATTTCGGGCATTTCTGCGGGCTCAGGCTGCTCCATGCTGGGCATTTCGCGCATTTCAGGTGCGCCTCCAATCAGATCGCCGGTATCCATAGCCGCAGCAATGGTACCCATCACGATGTCTTGGATTTGCTCGGGCGACATACTGTTCTGCACGGCGCTGATACGCTTTGTTTCGGCGTCGTAGGCGTCTACCTGAGCCTTGTACTCCTTGATGTCCACCTCGCGCTGGGCAACGCTGTCCTGCACGTTCTGGATGATGTCCGTCATGCGGTTCATCTCCTGCGTCATGGCTTCCATCTGCTGTGCAGCAGCAGCCATCTCGGGCGACTGGTCGCCTTCCGACAGAACCTTCGGGTCAAGAATCTTCTTGAACCGCTCGGCCATTTCTTGAGCGCCTGGCCAATCCATGTTCTTGATGAACAGATCGCCAGCAACCGACCAAAGCTGCGGGTTGGTCTGCAAAATCTGGCTCATGGCATCCAAGGCTTCTTGACGCTTGGTCATGTAGCCCGGGCCAGTCGTAACCATCACGTCGTAGGTGCCAACGCTGGGGTTGTAGATTTTCTCAATCATCCCGCCGTTCTGGTCACGAATTTCCTTGACAGGCTCAGGCTGGGCGGGGTTGAACTTGACCATGCTGACTTCGCCGTCAATGCCAATGATGCGGGCGATGCGCTGCGTGTCGTAAATCTTGGGGATCATATCGACGATCTGCCGAGTGATGTGGCGAATCGCGCGGGCCAGGTTATCGACGTAGTGGTAGGTGCCAACATCGCCCTGCTTCTCGCGGGCAAGAATGGCCTTTCCAGAGCGTTCGTTGCCCGCCATGCCCAACGAGGCGTCATACTGCCCCGTCGTTCCCTTGATGTCGTCAGCAGCCCCCATCTTGGCCTGGATCAAGCCGGTCTGGGGCAACGGAGGAGGTGCGCGCTGGGGCAGGGGGAGAACTGACCCAGCGCCGTCCGTCACGTCGGGATTGACTTCCAGATACGGCCAATTGGTCGTATTGGCAGTCTTCCACTGCATCTCGTACCCTTCAAACTGGCCACCATAGCCAATGAAAGGTGCTTTTGGAGCCAAAGCCAGCATCTCGGCTTCTTGGCTCGTCCAGTAGTTGTACATCCGCTGCGCGTCCTTGGCGTTACGCACAAGGCCAGAGATGTGCAGGCGTCCTTCAACTTCCCACTCGTTGCCGATGACGCGGACGACAGGAATCCACTTGCCCGCCCACTCGCGTTCGTCAAGGATGTCGAACCCGTTGGTCTTCATCCACATGACCTTCTTGCGGTCAACGATGCGGGTGCGGATAGGCTTACCAAACATCGCCGTAAGCTGCTTGTCCTGCGGCGTGCCGCTGAATGCAGTCTGGTTGTCTGGGTAGAGATGCAGCGTGGCTTTTTCGTAGGTGTTGTAGAAGTATTCCGCGATGCGGATCGTGTCTTCCTGGAGCCACGACGACAGGCCGTCGTTGCCGACGCCTTGGCTGTACAGCGTGCTGATCGGCGATGCGTCGGGGAACATACGCTCGTATTCGTCGCGCAGGATGTCCTCGGTGACAAAGCACCACTCGGCGTCCGCGCCGCACGGGTCTTGGATCGTCGGGTCCATATAGACGCTGAACGAGTTGCGCACCCGCTCAATGCGGATGTCCTGATCGAACGTCTCGTCGTTGCAGTATTCCGTCAGCAGGCGGATGTAGCCCTCGCCGTAGGTCACCTGGTTGTCGCAGGCGGTGTCGTAGGCTACGTCGGCGTCCGACATATACTCAATGTGCCGCACGACGCCGTTGAAAATCTCTGCCACCTGAACGTCGGCGTTGTCATCCGCGGGGATGACCTTGCCGCTGGGGCGGTTCTGGCGCTGCTCGTTCGTCACCTGACGGACGTGCTGCGGCAGCTTGTTGATCGTCAGGCACGGCCTAGCGTTGATCGTCTGGCCCTGCACCGCACCGCGGGTCGCCAGCACGTCGGCAGGCCACTGCCACTGGTTGTCAGGCGACCCGGCCATAAAACGCAGATCGTCCAGTTCGTCCTCGCGGCTGTCGGAGTACGCCGACTGCGCCATCTGAAGGCGATGGCGCATGGTGGCCATCTTGTTGTCGTCATCCTTTGACGACTTCGCCGGGTTAGACCCTACGTTTGCGACTTTTCCAGCCGTTACCATGCCTGTAGGATCAGCCATAATGTTACTTCTGACCCTTTTTAGCTGCGGCGCGCTTCGTCGAATACGCAATCGCTACAGCTTGTTTGATCGGCTTACCAGCGTTTACTTCCGCCTTGATGTTTTTGCGGAACGCTTCCTTGCTAGCCGACTTGACCAAAGGCATCTTACTTGCCCTTTTTCATGGGCGTCTCACGCATCCGCGTGGTGATGCTGATGATGTCCTTGCCGCCTGCGGTCGGCATAGGCTTGCGCGCCAGCGGGATGGCGTCCGTCTCGGCCTTGGGCATCTTTGGCCCCGCTGACATCTTCATGGTGGGCATCTTCATGGGAGTTGGGCGGCGCATTACTTACCCTTCTTAGCTGTCTTGGCGCTCTCTTTGAACGCCTTTGCCGTGGGCGCACCCTTGGCACCCACCTTACGCATCTTTTCGCCAGAACCAGCGGCAATCCGCTCCTTCTTGGCGTTGATGTTAGCGTAAAGACCTGGCTTCTTCATTAGCATTTCCACCGTTTAAGGCTGGCCTTGGCACGTTCGCCGTCCTTAGCCTTTGCCGCTACCGCGCCCATCCTGGCGCAAAATGATGCCTTGCGGCCTGCGTCGGCCTTAGTCTTGGGGTTGGGCGCTGGTGCCTTGAGGTTCGACCCGGTTTCCCGGTTGTACTTGGCGCGGCCCTTCTCAGTCAGTCCCGCGCCCTTGGACACGGGCAGCTTTTCCCCGCGGCCCACGGCCAGTGAAACAGACTTTTTCTTGTCGGCCATTTCAAGAACCCATCCAAGAATTAGTAACTCCGCCGGGAGAATACGCGTGCGTGCGCTTCTTGTCAACGCGCCCTTCGCGTGACGCTACAGGAAACGCAAACGTCACCGCGATGGCGTCGGCGGCATCTGGTGACGCCAGCCCGCGCGACCGCATATCCTTCTTCGACTCAAGGAACAGCGTACCCTTGCTGTCTGGCTTTGTCTTAGGCCCAATCAAGTCAGACTTCAGGAACCTGTCCGCTGGCACGCTGCCTGTCTTGAGCCAGTCACGCATCGCGCCCCACATCTCGGCGCGCTTGTTGCCCCACATGATCTGGTTCTTGGCCTTACTGCCGAAGTTGACGCCCCTAATCTTGTACCGCTGTTCCTTCAGCCGATCTACCACGCCCGCGCCCAGCCCGCCCTCGTCGATGACGGTCAGCGCAGGCTTGTACTCTTCTATGGCGTCGATGACGTGGCCAACGACTTCCATCGTGTCTGCGCCGCGCAGCCGCTTGATGTCGATGATGTCCCGGCCCTGCCGCACCGCGATGACGGTAGCATCCGATCCAAAGCGCGCCGGATCGACGCCGATGACGATGGGCGCGGTTTCGTCCTTCTGCCGTGGCCGCTTCATGGCGTCGTCGATCAGATTGACCGGGATGAACTGATCGTCGCCCTCGCTGGGAAACTGACCGTAGACTTCGACGTTAGCCTGGTAGCTATCCGCGCCATACTCGTCGAGTATGCGCTGGTACAGGTTTTTGTCGGTTCCCTCGACATCCCGCGCGTCGATGTTGCTTGTGCGCCAGAACGCACGCTTGCTGTTGAACGCCTCGTAGAAGTACCCGGTGTTGCGCCGCGGGTTAGAGAACGCGATGTGGAAGCGGTGCGGCGTGTTCTCCGTGAAGAACCCATCACTGACCGACCAGATGCTGTCGGGAATACCCGACGCTTCGTCGAAGATCAGCATCACGCCATCCCAGTTGTGCACCCCTGCGTAGGCGTCGGGGTTCTCCTCCGACCACAGCCGACCCTCAACGGCCCAGTAGCGCGTGCCTTTCTTGAGGTCACGCTCGACCAGTTCCGTGATCCACTTCGCGGGCATGATGCGTGTGGCGGCAATCTCGAACCAGTGGCTGTTAATGGCCATCGCCAGCCACTTGGTTATCTCGGCCCAGGTCACCGACCGAAGCTGCGCCTCGGAGTTGGCCGACACGATGGTTGTGCTGCCGATGCGCGTGGACAGCATCCAATGCACCAGCCAACTG